TTACTATATATAGTAGGAGACAAAGCATTCTGTAAATCTTCATGTATAATCGTACCTAAACGCAGAATACGATTTGAAGCCTCATTTGTAGGATTACTAGTCTGTGCTTGTTCTATTGACTCAATGTACAGCTTACGTGAGCAAGAACCCGCCCCAGAGCCATGATAATACTTTTCCTTACCCTCATACCGCTCTTTGTAGTTTTCTTCGTTTTTGATGGCAATATAGTCGTTATACAGCTTTTCTATGTTTACTGGACATTTCTTCATATTATGCTTGGTTGCTTATATATTGCTCAATTAATTGTGAGACAACGTGATTCATAGACTTTCCATTGGTGTAACATACACCTTTAAATTTCTTCCATAAGTCTATGTCCATGTTCGTCAGTATTATGTGTTTCTTCTCATTCATTCTCATACCTTTTTTATTGTAAATTATTATAAGAATTATGTTGGGGGCTTGAACCTCGTTAGCAGTTAAGTTACAAGAGCACTATGTTTTACAGACTATCTTGTATTTCCTCGGGCTTTCACCGCTCAGCTTCGTTAACTACTCGCCTGGCAATATCCCCCAACAACAAACAAAGTATTAACATTTTATCCCACAAGGGTTCATCTTTGTCTGTAATTCTTATATCAAAAAGCTATATATATTAATATACTTATATATTAATATACAACTACTTATTTTATTTGTTTGATTCCTCCTCTATTATTTTTTTCATCATGTCTTTTGATAACTTCAAACATGACTTCAACGTGTGGTAGGTTATCCCAACTCCACTCTTTATGCGAGTAGGTATCTCTTTCTTCGTTGTTTACGATATGTAGAAAATCATCTACAAAGTTTTTATTTTTTCCCATGCTACTCTCCTTTTATTATATGTTCTATGATTGTTGCTATTAACATTATCGTAAGAACGATTTTTATTATATATGCTATTTGTTCCAACACTATTCCCCCATCAGCTTATTTTTTCTCTCAATTAGCCGATTTAGGCGTGGTATCGTTACTTCGTAATTCTTTACAGCTACAACACCTTTCCTATTGGGGTATTTTATATTTACTTTCTTGCCTATGTGATTTCGTGTTTGTCTTATTATGTTTTCATATACTTCTATTACGTGCTTATGCTTCATTTATTACTCCTTTTTCTTCGTGGTGTATAGAATGTTACTGGTTTGCATATACATACAAGATATCCACATTCTTTACATTGTTGTTTGTCTGTTTCTATTTTAATCTTAGGGATATCTCTAGCTTCGTACATCTGTAAGAAAATATCCATTATATCTTCATCGCTATCATATTTATATCCGTCGTATCCACTATATAAAATTTCTACTAAATCGTTGCCGTCCATATTCTCAGCCTCTCTCGTTGCCACCATTACTCTCATCGTATCATAATCTGGTACTCTCATTCTTCCTCCTCCTCTGGTTTAATTGTGTCCATATAATAACATATATCTTCCCACCTTTCAGTAGCTTCTTCCTCATCAATAGTATGATATGGTTTTATATATTTATCTGATTCTGGATTGAATACTTGTAAGATACTGAATACTTCTTCCCATTTACTCATCACTCCTCCTTTAAGAAATTGTTATAATTGGTAATTTGCTTTTCGCTTATTTTGTTATTATCCTCTTCTTCATAAAACTGGTTATCTGTTGTATCATCAATGCAAACAATCCTAAATATTTCGCCATTAAATAGTTCTTCATTCATTGATTTACATATTTTATCAACTTGTTTTATATCCATTTTATAACTACCATTTGAATTTACATCTAATATAAATCTAGCCATCACTCCTCCTTTAAGCACTAAAATATTTTCGTGCTATTTCTTTACCCTTGTTATTAAAAAACACAAAGTTTTCTATTTTATCGTAATGTTCCCAATCTTCAAAATCACTACAATCATCTATACCATATTTATCTAAAGAATCTTGTCTTATAATATGTGATGGGATATAGCCCATACTATCCCAACAAGTTTCCCAAGATATGCTAAAGGTTTCTCCATCTTCTATCTCACCTTTAACCATAGAGCCTAACTCTTGAATCTCTTTATAGTCGCTATAATACCAATCAACAAGCCTTTCTATATCTATGTTAATATTTATATTTTTCATCACTCCTCCTTATATAAAACTTCCAGTTAAATGTTTAATATCATAATTTGGATAGTGCTTATTTAATTCATCTACAAGTGAATTATACTCCCAAACTCTCATTTCTGTTAAATCCTGCACAACACAACAATCATCTAGTGTTCCGTCATAACTATAACATAGTTCTTCATCTTCAATAAAAAATCTACCCTCATCATAAGGTATCTTTATCATTTTCATCACAGCTCCTCCCATTCAACATTTTTATTTTTACTTCCCCTAATAAATTTAGATTCCATAAATATAAACTCTCCTTTCATTTTTATATATTTTCCACTCATTATACTCATCTAATATTTGGTTTATACTACAAGATTGATGATATTCTAGTTCATCATAACTAATATCAAGTCCACCTAATATTTCAGAATGATATTCATTTAAAAATATTTTAATATCTTTTATATTCTTAAATTTAAATTCTTCTTTTATTTTATTATTCCATAATTTATATTTTCCCATCACTCCTCCTCCCATTCAACATCTTTAGTTTTTGATTCATAATCATCTTCAATAACCTTTTGAGATATTACTTTAGCATTAAAACCTTCTACATCTGTTGATAAATCACTACCATCTAAATAGCCAAGCCCATATTCTTTGCAAGATTCATATTCTTTGGAATCAACCTCGCAAATATACTCTACTTGTTTAGATGTCCATTCTATTGCAGTTACTTTTATTTTTACTTTACTCATCACTCCTCCTTTTTATTTAAAATTGCTCTTGCTAGTTTTTCCCACTCATCTATTGTAGTTATGTATATTGGCTCATCAACCATATATTCTTCAGCTATTTCATTCGCCGAACAAAAATCCCCACAATCTCCTAAATTATGAATAGTAAATTTTGATGATAGTGCTAAATATCTCATCACACCTCCTCTTTCTTTAGTTCTTTAAATTTATCGTCAAATTCTCCTAACATTTCTTCATAATCATATCTTTTGTTCCCACTTTCATCTTCAATATAACAGATACGAATACATATATAGTTTTTTATGTGTTTTTCCACTATTCTTTCTCCTTTTCTTCTAAATAGTCTTTTGCCTCAATTTTATCATCAGTATATAATGCAAGATAATCTGAATTATCTAGCACATCACCATCTACCCAAAATGCAACTTCAAATAAAGGTTTCCCATCGTAAAATTCAATTAGTTTCCATTTACCTTTTTCCATCACACCTCCTTTTTTTCTTTTAATTTATTAGTAAATCTTTCCATTGCTTTATCTTTACCCTCTAATATCCTATCTACTTTATCATCAAATTTATCAAGATACTCTTTTATTTCCTTTATTGTGTCCATATCAACACCCTCTGCGTTGCTTATTATATCTATTATTTTATTCTTCATCATTTATTTACCTCCTAGTTTGTTATTATTTTGATTAAGCAATTTGACTGATTTATAAAATCATTATTAAAATCATCTTCAAATTCTTTGATATTTGTATATACTTTTCCATAACATTCAGCATTTAATTCTGTTAATAAGTCGTATTTGCTATCAATTTGTTCAAAACAATCATCACTACATTCGTCTAAGTCTATCATTAATATTTTCATTTATTTACCTCCTAGTTTGGATATATAAATATATCTTCGTATGCTTTTTCTATCTTTTTATCCCACTCTTTTAAAAATCTATCTACTAATATCTTTCTTTCTTGATATGTTAAAATATTCTCATCTTCTTCAAAATTATATACTCCATAGTATTTACAAATCATATCTATTTCTTTTTCTGTAAATGCTACGTCATATTCTTTAATATTCTTCATTGTATTAGCTCCTATTTATATTCATGTATTTGCTTTAATTCTTTAGCTTTACAATTTTCTATTACTATGTATTTAGCTTTAATGAAATCTTTAACATATTTAGCTATACTTTTATCCTTGAGTATGCCTATACATAAATCATAAAATGTTTCTTCATATTGCCGTCCATAGCCATATGTTTTACCACTATGATATATTTTATTATCTATTTCAAATTGCACAGAATGGTAAGTATTACCATTTACTTTGTCAAAATATTTCTTTACTAATACTATTAAATCATTATTCATTATTTGCTCCTTTATTAATAATCTACCACGTCACCATTGCTATCTGTTCCCATGAACTCTCCGCAATATGCTTCATCGTAGTATCTATCTTTTCTGTATGTGTATTTCTCTTTATCATTGTAACACTTACCACAATACAGCCCCGTATATATGCCATATGCGTCACTTCTTGCCCATTTATGATACTGAATAGGTCTTGTCATTTCGCTTTCTTTTTTACAGCCTCGACAATGTGCTTTCGTTTCTTCATTATCCCAAAACCAACTATCTATATCTTCATAGCTCATAATTTGTCCTCCTCGTACTCTTCCATTTCATTTTCATTGCTCCTAATAGCCGAATTTACCAAAGAATTATATATCCTAGACTTGAACACCGCTTTTGAAAATTTATCTGCATTTGTGTACAATCCGATTCTTTTTTGGACATCTTCAATAGTCATGTAAAAAGGTGCTCCATTGCTTTTTCTTAGAAATGCTCCATTTATTTTTTGGTGGATTTGTGTTCTTAGGAAAAATTCTTCGTGGTTCTTTTTTGTTATCTCTGGCATACCGATACTCATAGTAAGCCAGATAATTGCATCTGTGATTACGCCCTCCGTTTCATCGATAAGTTTTTTATAGTCTTTACATCTTTCTATATTCCAATTCAGTGCCATTTTATTTGCCCTCCTTTTTTTCTATCCATTGCATTGTATTTACATCAAACTCTTCAATTTTTACTGCTTTGCCATTTTCATCATTTGTGATTCTGATTGCTGAATCCATAATCCATTTATTTTCTTTTTCTTTATTTTCTTTATTCATATTGATATAAAAAAACCCCTAACAAATTAATGCTAGGGGCTTTAGTCCTTTATTTTAGTTTTGATAAGTTTCAAATAATCTTACTGCTTCATCTTCGCCAAATCTTTCTTCAGTTTCTTGGCAAATTAAAGCAATGATATTATGTCCAAATGGAGTGCCTTGTACTTCTTGGCACTGCTCTTCTAACTCTTCAATCGTTGCTTCTTTTAAGTTCATTTTACTAGTCATTTTTTTTCGTCCTTTACATTAAGTGTTCATTAATTAACAACCCTCTATAATAGTGATTAAATGAGTAATAAACAACATAAATTTAATATACAAATATATTAGATAATTCATAATAATGTTGTATATTTCATAGGACGTAGTAAAACAATAAAAAAAAGGATATAAAAATGAATAAACCTATAGAAATAAATGGAGATTGTCCGTTTTTAGAGGATTTAACAAATAATAATAAAATGGCAATGTGGAATCTAATAACATCTAAACAAGCTGTAAAATTATTCAGTAAAGGCATTAAACCGAATAGATTTTGGAGATTGAAAGATGTCAAATTTTATTTCGGAATTAAAGGCAATACCGAAACAATATATAATCAATTGGTATCAATACATGAATCATTAATGATTGCAAGTGGATTTGAGCCTAGTGAAATAGAAGATTTATTAAGTGGAAAACCAGTAATAAAGGAGGTAAAATAATGATTTGTCCAAGATGTTGGGAAAATGAGTTAAGTGATAAAGGTCTAAACGCTCTAAGTCGTAGAGATAACAAGACTGAAATTTGTAGTCCTTGCGGTACGGAGGAAGCGTTTGAGGATTATAGCCGTGAAGAAACAATTACACCGACTAAAGATATAGAGCCAGTAAAGTATGACCATAAAAAAGAAGTGGCGGATTTAAAGTATAAACATGAAAAGGAGGTAAAAAAGTTGGAAGAAGAAATCCAAATTGAAAAATTTAATAATGCAAATTCATTATTAAATAAACAAAGACATATCACAGCTTTGGAAGATGAAATCATGGCGTTTGGAATAGCTGATGATAAGGTAGAAATGTTTGATAAAATTGTTGATAACTTAAATCAGAAGTATAATAAAAAAGGGGTATAATATGAGCGTTGAACAAGTAGGAAGTCATAAAACATCAGTATTTACAGAAAATAGCGTATTAAAGGTATGTTACCATAATACAATAGTAGTAGAAATAACTGATGATAGTATTGTTTTAAGATGTGGTGGCTATTACACTAACACCACTAAAAGAAGAATGAACCAAGCCTCTAGACAATATGGTCTAGGGATTCACGTGTATCAAGTCAATTATGATTGGTATGTTGGTTATAATGGTAAAGTGTTGCCGTTTGAAGATGGCATGATAATAGAGCGTGAGCCGTTAAAGTTAAAGGATATAAATTAGTTTTACTCGTCCGTACCTCAATAACCTACCACAAAAAAACGCCCGACTTAATGGTTGGGCGTTTCCTTTTACTATAATAAAATAAATGTTAGCGTTGAAATCAATCTAGATTATAATTAAAACCAAATTTTCAACCTAATCGAGAAGGGGGTGCGAGTCAGAACTTGGGTGGGGGCGTATAAAATAACAGTGACACCCATTCTAATATTATTTTTCAAATTTTTGAGCTTTTAGGTAAATGGAGGTATTGGAGGTGCTACTATATATTATTTTACTATATATTTTGAGTTCCTTTGGTGAGTTTTGGATAGAGACTATCTATCCCCCTTACTTTGTGTAAGAGGGTTAGCCTCTAATCTTCAGTTCCTTCGGAGCCTGTTTATTCATGATAGGACAATTATTTCGGTAACTAGCTCAATTGTCTTCGACTTGCTTTGTGGCTGTGTTACAAATCCCCTTTTAGTAACCACTTTGTTTCTGCTATACCCTAAAAGCGTTAAACCAACCGATACAGCGGGATAAATATATATTGAATATTTTAATAATGCAATAAATATTTTTATTTTGTATATTATTTTATGGATATTAAGCGAATTAAGGGTAAAGAGCATATTTTATATGATAGTATGAAAGAGTTTATGGCTTTTAACCCTATGTTAAAACCAACTGGGGACTGGAGGCGTGGAAATCAGGGTGATTGGGTCTATACAGACGACCTACATGTTTGTCAAATATTGCGTGTTTTCTACATAACAGTCCCATCTACGGGCAAAAAGCAGAAATGTGTACGTACAGTGTGCGGTTCTTTCGTTGTTGGCCAGAAAAACGCCAAAATACTCGGAGAACATGGTGTGGCGGAGAATATCTACACATTTTCACGCACATATGATACAATTAAAGAGACGAGGGAGAAGAAAACTTCGTCTAAAAAGCTTTTATTTGCGCAATACGTAGCTGCAGGGATGGATTTGAGCAAGGCATATAGTATAGTTTATCCAAAGGCTAAGGACTCACAATATATCAAAACTGCAGCTAACAAATTACTACAACAGAAAAAGGTACAACAAATGGTAAAAGAGGAAATCAAGGATATTTTAAATGCCGAAGGTGTTACTCCTGAGTTTATTATCCGTTTATACAAAGATATAGCGGATATTTCAGAGCGGGACTCTGATAGGCTGCGCTCACTAGATGCGCTTGCCAAGATGTCTGGATTGTTCGATACAGACAAGAAACAGGAACAATTAACCGTTTGGAGCGGATTTTCGCCTGAACAGCTGGAGGCTATCAAAAATGATAAAGGAAACGTCAAAGTACTCGCACACGCAGAAAAAGAAGACTAATCGCGAAATAGACCCTTGTCTAGTTTGTGGAAAAGACTTATATTACGATGATGAAGTTACACAAAGAATAGGCATGATGGAATCTGACGGAGAGGTTAATTCATGGAAATGCCCATTCTGTGAGTCAGAATTTGATTTAGACGATAATATTTTATATATTTACGGTTCGGAAAACGTAAAAGGATTAGCTTAATGATGATAGACAAGAAGATATCAGTAGGAACTTTAATTACGATATGTACCGTTATAGGTACGTTTGTCTATACTCAGGGCATCCTAGATACGAAAATCGACACTTTCGAGGCCTCAATAGAAGAAAAAGGGAAGAGTATTCAAACGAATAGGAATAAAATCCAGAGCTTAGAGGTCGGACAAGAGAGAATAGAAACAAAGATTGACGAAGTAATGAAGAGATTTGATAGACTAGAAACACTAATAATGGAAATGTAATGCCAGGGAAATTGAAAAATAAAAAATATGTTAAAGGTGGGAAAACAATAGGTCCGTCCCACAAAAATGGTGGAATTGATATTAATGTTGAAGGTGGAGAGTATATAATTAGAAAAGATTCTGTAAACAATAAAACATTGCCAGTATTAAAGGAAATAAATAAAACAGGTGAAATCCCTAAGTTTGATGCAGGTGGCAGGGTGACGAAAGAATATGCGGGAGGGGGCAAAACTGGATACAGTGAAATTGGAATTTATAAGGATGGGGGGTTAACTTCTAAGCAAAAAAAACAAATGAAGGCCCATAAAGAGCACCATACTAGTGAACATATGAAGATGATGAAAAAAGAAATGATAGATGGAGCTAGCTTTAATGCTGCCCATAAAAAAACAATGGGAAAAATAGGTAAATAATGCCAAAATTTGGAAGAAAATCAAGAGAAAGACTAGCTACATGTCACGAAGACTTACAGGATTTATTTAATGAAGTTATTAAGCATGTTGATTGTAGCGTTATAGAAGGACAAAGAAGTAAAGAAAGGCAGAATAAGTTATATGAAGAAGGTAAAACCAAGGTTCAGTACCCAAATGGCCGTCACAACGCTATTCCTAGCCGTGCTTGCGACGTTGTGCCTTACCCTATTGACTGGAATGATAGGGAGCGTTTCCACTTATTTGCAGGGTTTGTTTTAGGAATAGCACAATCAATGGAGATAAATATTCGCTGGGGTGGCGATTGGAATAAGAATTTTGAAGTAGATGATAATCAATTTGATGATTTTCCTCATTTTGAGTTAATGAAAGGATTTTAGTATGGCATTTATGGATACAATAGGCAACATACAACACTTACAAGAATTAAGGGCAGAAAACGCAGCAAATAAAGCTAAGCGAAAACTACACGAAGCTACAAGGTTCAGTACCCAATTTGAGCCCCCTATGGGGTGGACCAAAACCATGTTAGAGGAAGAAGCACAACGTCTACTTCCCTATGCTAGAAGTTTTTTCTCTCCATCCAGTGAATCAGCACATGATATAATCGATTCTTTGATAGCGGCTAACGACATGTCAAGTCCAAGTGGCTCTGCACGTGATTTAGGAAATACTCTTCTAGGACATCTACTACAAGGAAGCACCCCAGTGCCAGTTGAAGAAGGGATAACTGGAGGTGATTTTGAAAATGGTGTAAGCGAAGAAACACATTTACAAGTATTGGACCAGCATGATACAATGCTTGAATATTTAGCATATAAGGATAAATATCCTGAAGATGTTAATAAATATCATGACTGGGCGCTAGAAAGCCATGAAAATAGAGAAAAGTTATTAGAAATACTTAGATTACCTTCCAGTGTGTCTCGTGGCAAAAGACGTTATTCTACTGGAGTAATGCAAGATGATGGAAGTGTAAGAGACGAGGGAAGAAGTTTAGACCATTGGATGGTAGATTATGATTTGATTTACCCTAGAACTTCTCTTGCTAATCCTTAATGGCCAACTTAAACCTTAATGGCAATGTATCTAAGAATGAAGAGACGCTTCAGTTAGCATATAATGACCTTATTACATTTGGTAAATTATTTAGCCCTCAAGACTTTTTAGCATCAGCTACCCCCGACTTTCATAGAGAAGTTGGAAAACTTCTTATTAATAAGGAAAAACAGCAGTTAGCGCTCGTTTTACCTAGAGACCACGCAAAATCAACAATGGCAGCGTGTGCTGTGCTTCACAGATTTGTATTTGCAACGAAAGAGAATCCAGAGTTTATAGCGTGGATTGGTGAAGCCCAGGACCAAGCTAGAGATAATCTCGGATGGATTCAAAACCATATATACGATAATCCAGCAATTCATTATTACTTTGGGGACTTAGAAGGAGATAAATGGACAAAGGACGAATTTACACTAAAAAACGGTTGCCGAATGATTGGCAAGGGTACTTCACAGAGATTAAGAGGAAAAAGACAGAACTCAACAAGATATACAGGGATAATCCTTGATGACTTTGAATCTGAGTTAAATACTAAAACTCCTGATTCTAGACGACAAATTAAAGAATGGGTTACAGCTGCGGTATATCCAGCGATAGATTTTGATAAAAATGGATTTTTATGGTGTAATGGAACAATTGTTCATTATGATAGTTTTTTAAATGGGCTTGTAACTAAGCAGAAAGAAGCCGTAAATACTGGTGAAGATTTTGCTTGGGAAGTATATACTAGAAAAGCTCTCGAAGATGGCGTGCCTATATGGCCTTCAAGATGGCCAGTGAAGAAATTAGAAGAACGTAAGCAATTCTACATTGATTCGGGTACCCCAGCTAAATTTTATCAAGAGTATATGAACCAGGCAAAGTCTCCCGAAGACCAGATATTTAGCGAGGAGGATATAAATAATGCGCAGTATAAAGGATATGCGAGATTTGATAGCGAATATGATTCGTGGTACATCAAACTTGACGATGGTAGAAAAGAGTTTGTCAATATTTATATCGGGGTTGACCCTGCTTCAACAGTTGGCGTACATAACGATTATTCTGTTATTATGGTTATTGGCGTTACTTCTGAGTTTGATTACTATGTTATTGAATATTGGAGGCAAAGAGTCTTACCCATGGACTGTGCAGACAAGATATTTGAAATTGCAAAACAGTATTCACCGATACGACGAATAAATATTGAAACAATTGCATATCAGGAGATGTTAAGAGATTATGTAATGAAGCGTAGTAAGAAAGAAGGCATGTTCCTCCCTGGAATAGAAAAAGGAATAAAGAATTATAATCAGAAGAAGAAAGATAGATTGTTTGAAGGATTGCAACCAATGTTTAAAGCAGGAGCTGTACATCTTAAAAAAGATATGCATGAGTTCATAGGAGAGTTAATTGATTTCCCTAAAGGGAGTCATGATGATACGATTGATGCATTCTGGCTTGCAACGCAATTTGCTAAAGGAAATCCAAAGGCGGGAAGCAATAAAAAGAAGAAAAAGAAGGATGGAAGCTGGTATAAGCCTAAAAAAATGTATAATTGGATGACTGGAGCTCGAAAATAGATGTTGTTTATGTTTATAAATAAGGTTATATTATAAGTTATGATACGAGAAGATATTAGGGTAAAAGAAGTAAGAGAACTCTTTGATAGATGGCAAAAGGCTCGAATTGATTGGGATACAGCTGCTAGAGAGGATATTGATTTTTATTTAGGCAACCATTTTACTCCTTCCGAAGTAGATGAATTAGACTCTAGAAATCAGTCTTCCATGCCAGTAGATAGGCTCTATTCTGCTATAGAACAGTTTAAAGCTATCGTTACATCTAAAACACCACGATTTTCTGCTATAGGCCGAGAAGATTCAGACAATAAACTTGCCAATGTATGGAGAACTATCCTAGAATATATATGGGATATATCTGATGGAAATGAAATATTCAAGCAAGTTGTACATGATTATGCTGTTACTGGCTTAGGGTATTTCTATTGTTATTTAGATAAAGAAGCAGATTATGGACGAGGAGAGGTCAAATTTACTTATGTTGACCCATTTCGTGTATATGTAGACCCTAATGCACGCCATCGCTATTTTGATGATGCGTCGGGTATTATTGTATCAACGATACTAAGTAAACAGCAATTAATTGACTTATATCCTCAATTATCTCAACCCGTTGATGAGAAAAGTGAAAAGCTTCTTATTGACGAGATAGAGTCTATTAGTGGGGAGGAAGATTATCCAGATGCTACAAATTCTACAACGATGCAGTCTTTCACTCCAGACAATACTAAAGATAAAGATTATGGTGTTGATAAGTATAGATTGTTAGAACATTATAAAAAAGTTAAGGTGCCATATTATAGAGTTGTAGATACTAGAAGTGGAGATGAGAGGATTATGACTCAGGAGCAGTTTGCTCAAATGGCACAAGATAAAGATTTTGCACAAGCTATACAGAATCAATTAATAGATTACGTAGAAGTTACACAGACAAGAATTAAACTAACATGCACTGTTGGGCAGATTGTTTTGTATGAAATGATTTGCGATACAGATATATATCCAATTATACCAGCTCCGAATATATGGACAAATACTCCATATCCAATGAGTGATGTTAGAAAAAATAAAGCATTTCAAAGGTTCCTCAATAAGACGGTGTCACTTATCACATCCCATGCTCAAGCGTCAGCTGGTTTAAAGCTACTCGTACCCCAAGGTAGTGTTAGCGATATTGAAGAACTCGAAAGAGATTGGTCAAATCCTAATGCAACTATCGAATATGACCCATCTTTTGGGGAACCGCATTTCCCTGCACCACAACCATTGTCAAGTTCTATAATGACGTTGCCTAAGATGATTGAGGGGTACATTGACTTGAATATTGGGATTTTTGAAATGATGCAAGGTTCATCAGAGGCAGCGCCTAAAACATATAGTGCAACGATGATGATGGAGGATGTTGGTCAAAGACGTTCTAAATCTAAATTAAGAGATATTGAAGGTTCTTTGAAGCGATTAGGACAAGTAGCACATAATATGGCTAAACAGCATTATACTTTTAAAAAGACATTTAGAATAGTGCAGCCTAATAATGATATTAATGAATATACAATCAATAAAAGATTATATGATGATAAATCAAAAGAATTAATGGAAATAGAGAATGATATAGGTGTTGGTCAATTTGATATTCGTATTATTGGTAGTTCAACATTGCCATCTAATAAATGGGGTGAATGGCAAATATATATGGAAGCATATCAAGCTGGTCTTATTGATAGGGTGGAAGCATTGAAGAAAACAGAAATATTTGATAAAGAAGGTGTGTTGCAAAGAACAGATGAAGTTGCTAAATTACAGGGCATGCTAGGACAAGCTCAAGAGCAACTTAAGAAAGTAAGCGGTGACTTACAAACAGCACATAGAGAATCAATCTCATCAAGAAAACGTACAGAGGTTGAGAAATTTAAAACAAGAATTAAAGAGCAAGAGCTCGATAGTAAATTAAATAGTAAACTGCAAATGAGCAGACTAACAGATGCGGTTAAACTCGAATCCGAGAAATTACGAATGAATACTCGTAGTGAAGCTCAAAAAGATAAAGAGAAATCGCAAAAGGAGGGTAAAACCTAATGGATAACGCATATGAAGATGGACATCAAACTGGTGAAGCTATCGACAATGTAGGGCAAGACGGAAGTGTTAATACGCAAGAGAGTTCTGGAAACTGGGAAGACCAAGCAAAGTACTTCCAAAGTGAAAAGGATAAACTCGCAGCGGAAAACTCTAAACTAAAGCAGTACGAAAAAGTAGGACATTTATTGGAATCACGTCCAGATATCGCAAATGCAGTAGCAGGAATGCTGAAAGGCGATACTAGTGGTCAACCAGTAGGTCCAGAGCGTGTTACTTTAGAGAAAGATGAATTTGACCCATGGGAAGCCTATAATGACCCACAGTCTAAATCGTACAAGTTCAGACAACAAGAGTTACAGGACTCAATTAATGGTGCTGTTAATAGCCAAATGCAAGGATTACAGAGAAATCAAGGTGAAATGCAATTGAAAGCAGAGCTACAACAAAGAGGGCTTAATCCCGCTGAAGTAGACTCTTTCATGCAATTTGCTGCTCAGAATCCTGCAGAGTATGGTGTTGATGGTGCAATTAAAATGTGGAGGTCTGTAGCTGGTTCTGAAGCCAGCAATCAAGTTGCTAACCCACTTGATGATATTCGTAATACACAGGGGAACCCTGCACAGGGTGGGGTGTTGCAAGGTCAACAACCTCAAGCTCCTAAAAATGACGAAGATTCTATGTGGGATGCAATAACAAAAGCTGGTAGCCGTACGAATGTATTGTAAATAATAATATAACTTAGGAGAAAAAAAATGGCTACTTATAATAGTGGACAAGTAAATTTCGGAACTCCTGGTGGCAATACAGTAGATAGTGCTAATTTAAGTACAAGAAGACTGTATGATTTTAGCGACAGGGTCGCTGATTTAGCTCCAGAAGAATCACCGTTTTTTGTATACTTGTCAAAAGTAGGAAAAGTTCCAACAACGGATAGTCAATTCCGATTTTTGGAAGATAGAACAAAAGTTTCTATTACTGACAGAAGTTTTTTACAAAAAGGTGGAGGAACTCTACCTGCACCAGGAAGTACAGTTTCATTAGTATTTGATACTTCAGGTGGAGCAAGTGTAGACTGGCTTATTAAAGGAATGGTTGTTCAATTTGCACAGAATACTAATGCAGATGATGATAACGAAGCATTATTACAAGGTATAGGTAGAATTGAATCTGTAGCTCATGGTTCTAGTGACACAACTTGCCTTGTAACTTCAATTCAATCTGTAGATGGTTCAACAACTACACTTGATGATAATGCTGAGTGCGTAGTAATCGGTACATCATATGCTGAAGGTTCAGGTGCTCCAGATGTATGGTCTCAAGAGCTAGATAATGATTATGGTTATACCCAAATCTTTAAAACAGCTTGTGAGATGTCTAATACAGCTAGAGCAACTGTTTATCGTGGTTATGCTGATGAATGGGCAAGATTATGGAATCTTAAATTAAGAGAACATAAAGTTGACATTGAAAGAGCATTGCTATTTAGCATGAGAGGTTCTCAAGGTGGAATACAGTATACTGATGGTATAGTAGGACATTGTCTTAAAAATGGAACAATCACTGATGGTAGTATAGGTTCTTATTCAGAAGGAGTGCCATATCTAGGTATGTACACAACTGCTGAAATGACCTATGATGGTTTACTTTCAGCATTTGAGGTTATGTACGACCCTGCAAGAGGTGGTTCATCTAATAAACTTTGTTTAGCTTCTCTTCCAGTAGTATCTCATTTTAATAAAATAAGTGGATTTGCTGAAGGAAGTTTAACTGCATCAAAATCTCAGTATAACTTTGAGGCATCGAAGGGTTCATTTGGCCACAAGGTTATGAAAATTGAAACTGTTCATGGTGATTGTTCAATTGTAAAAGAACCTCTATTTAGAAATAATGCTTCAGGTCATATGCAATTTGTTGACCTAGACCATGTTTCATATAGACCTCTTGTTGGTAACGGTGTCAATAGAGACACTTCAATTACAACTAATGTTCAGCAAGCTGATGAAGATTTAAGAAAAGATATGATATTGACCGAAGCTGGTCTTGAAATATCTCTTCCTGAAACTCATGCCTTGATTAACATTAATGGAATATAGGGAGGATGTGAATAATGAGAAGTGATGCATTAAATTCAAGTAGTAATAAATATGGACTTAATCAAATAAGACAGATTGTTAAATCACAAGATGCAGATGATACAATAGAACTTGCAGCAGACCAAAGTGGTGCTTTAGTTTTATTGAGAAATTGTGGTGCTGCTAAATTAATTAATCTGCCAGACGCAAGCGGAAATGATGGCGTATGGTATGATTTTTATTTACATGAAACATTATCTGCTCATACAACTACAATTCAATCTAAAGATGGAACAGATTTCTTCTTCGGAACTGTTGCTGATGGAGAAACTGCAACGCCTGCAGAGGTAGCCTTTAATGGCTCATCTCATGACCAATTGGTCGTGGGGGCTTCAACTGCAGCTGGTGAGTTTGAATGTAGGCTTGTGTGTGATGGTGATAACTGGCTTATTATGCACGGCATATCACAAGATATTGGTGATATTAGTGCAGGTACGAGTTCATCTAATACTTAAACCGAAATCATAAGGTTTAACAGTTTTGTAGGACTGTGCAGGGTATCGTATAAAGGGTGCCCTGCGAACCTACTAAAATTTTAACAATAAACAAGCCCATTCACGCACAGCCAGTGCTTAGGGCAGGAGGAAAACATGGCAAGAAGTTTAATGAATTATACAGTAGCAGAAGCACAAAATGCTGCTCTCGGTCAAGCAGGTTCAGTATTTATAGATGATACTGATATCCACACAGGTACTTTCGTAGCAATAGCCGCAATTGAAGACTCAGAGATAGATGTAAGTGATTCTACTAATATTGCAAATACAATGGTTGATGGAGCTTCAGGAACAACAGGAGCTACAACAATGACTACAGACTTTACAATTCCAGCAGGCATGACAATATATGGTAGTTTTGAATACATTTCTCTTGTTAGCGGTAAAGTAATCGCATATAAAGGTTAAGCATGCCTTTAGGATTAGGAGCTAGTTTAGGGACAACGCAGATTGTTACACCAGGTATCGTAACAGATAATCTGGTTATGAAACATATGTATCCTGCAGGAGCAGTACAGCCACTAAGTGATGGTGCTGCATATTTTGATGGTACTAGTGACTATATAGATTGCGGAACCAATGCATCATTAAGAACAGCTAATTTTACAGTATCTTGTTGGGTTTATCTTTTAAATACAGGTGCAAATCTAGGCATTGTATCATCTATAGATAATAGCGATACTGCTGATAGAAGTGGATTTAGCATTACAAGGAATAGTTCTGATAAATTTGAGTTTAGAATTGGAGATTCAAGTAATCTTCATAGTTCAGCTTCAGCAGATGATGCAAATGCGTATCAATGGTATTTTTTGACTCAAACTTACGATGGAAGTACACAAAAAGGATATGTAGATGGAGTGTTAGTCGATTCAGATTCTTATTCTGATTTTACTGTATCCACTACAAATTTTATGATAGGAGCATATTATGCATCTAATCCCACTTCTCTTGGAATGAATGGCTATATAACCAATGTAGGTTATTGGTCTGCAGTTTTAACTCAACCTCAAATTAAATCAATTATGTTTAAACAGTATGCAGATTTATCAACTACTGAAAAAACTAGTTTAGTATCATGGTGGGCATTAGATGAAGGTACTGGAACAACAGCTAATGATTCACATGGCTCAAATAATGGGAGTGCAACAGGATTCTAATGGGTAGTTTTCAAAAAATATTAAAACCAACTAAATACAGGGCAGTAGATACCTCTAGCAACAACAATCATGGACAGATATATTCAGGTAGAGCATTAGAGTTTGATGGTGTTAGTGATTATATAAATGCTGGGAGTGCATCTAGTTTAGATGATATTTGGATTAATGGTGCTACTATAGCTGCATGGATTTACTGTGAAGATGCTTCTCCATCTGCAGATATGGAGATATTCTATAAAGGGGCTGGAACTGGTCCAAGTCAAGGATGGTCTTTTCATGTACAGACTAATGGTACATTAAGATTTAATTGCGATACTACAGGTACTAATGATGGTAATTTTATAACTAGTGAAGTATTACAAGATAAAACATGGTATAGAGTTGTAGTTACTTATAATTTAGGAAGTTCTGTATCAAGTATGAGTGGTGAAGCTGCAAGTATATATATAAATGGTATTAAAGCAACTTTAGGAACGAGTCAAGCTTTGGATGCTAATTATGATACTGATGCAGCTAGAGATTTAGCTATGGGAGCAGGAGCTACCAATCATGACGAGAGATTTTTTGCAGGAATGATGTCTGATGCTCAGGTATGGGATTCTGAATGGACTCAATCTGATGTTACTTATGATTACCTTAATCCTGAATCTTTAGCATTAAATAATGGTGGCACTTCACTTACAGAATCTAATCTAAAGCTTTGGTATCCTATGCAAGATGGACATAGAGGTCAACAATCTTATATAATGGATGGAGCTAATACAGGATTAGGTGATGAGGTGTTAGGCGACCCTGAATTTAATACAGATGTAGCTGTTAATACTGCAGGAACTTATTGGACTACAGGAACTGTATCAGATAGTGGATGGAGTATTTCTGGGGGAAAAGCTATACAAGATGGAAGCACTGATGGTGGTGCAGATAATTTCTTTAAAACAAGTAGTACTGTTTTTGTTACTGGAGTTACTTATAAAATTACTCTAGATGTTACTTCTACAACTGCAGGAGCTTTATTTGATGTAAACGATATAAATGGCACAGTGTATTCAAATGTAGAGGCTGGCACTACTACTTTTTATTTTACAGCAGGTGGCAATAGGGCGATTGGTATTGATGCAGGTTCTGGAAAAGTATTTGATATAAATAGTATCTCTATCAAAGCTGTAAACGACAAACATCATGCAACTACTGTGTTTTATGGTGATGAGCTAATAGCTACTCAAGCTAATAGAGAATTTGGTAGTGGTGGGCAATGGGTTGGATATGGAAGTCCTACTTCAGCTGAAATAAGTGGTGCAAAGTTTCAAGTAGTAACTACTGGCGATTCTTCTGCTGAAGGAGCTTATCTTCCAGTAGCAAATTTAACAGCTCCAGTAGCAGGAAAAACATACAGAATAAGAGCAAAGCTACATGATGTTGGTACAGCAAATGCCGATGCTACATATAAATTTTTCTTTGGAGGGACTGGAGCCCTTATTTCTGCTACAGATACAGATGGTCCTAGTACTGGTGTAATTACTACAACAGAGCAAGAATATTATGCAGATGTTGTTGCTGCTAATACGACTGGAAATTTAGAAATTAGAATAGTAGCTGCTGCTAATGATGCCGCTACTACATTTACTATAGACAATGTATCAGTTAAAGAAGTAGGCACAGCTACAGGTTGGACAGATGCAGACCAACAGTTAGATATACCTCAAACAGCATTGCAATCTTATAATCAGTTAGCTTGGTTTGATGGAGCTACAGATTATGCTACTATTGCTGACAATGCAAATTTAAGTTTTGTTGGAGGTTCTTTAAGTATATCTGCTTGGATATATGTTAATACTAAAGAAGATTTTAAAATAATGACTAAAGGAATCTATAATGCTGGAACATATGAGTGGAATTTAAGATTAGATAGTAATGGAAAATTAGGCATGATAATCCCAGATGAAAGTGTTGCTAGTTGTTATCTTGGAAGATTATACAATACTGCATTAACAGAAGGTGAGTGGCATCATGTAGTTGGAACATGGGATGGTGGTACAGCGAGCTCTGGAATAAAGTTATATTTAAATGGAGAGAGAGTAGATGATACTGATAATGAAAATAATGCAGGTTCTTTTGTAGATACAGAAGATTTAGGGACTGAGGTTACTATTGGAAAGTACAGTTCTCATTATTCCGAAGGATGTATCACTGAATGTAGTCTTTGGAAAGATGAATTGTCACAAGCAGAAGTTAATGAATTATATAATGATGGTAAGGCATTAGATGCAACTACTCATTCGCTATTTTCAACTAAATGTGTTGGATATTATAGAAATAATGGACTAGCCTCTTGGACTAATTTAGCAACAGTTGCTGATTCTGGGGCTACAACTACAGCGGCTGCTAGTGCCACAATATATAGTTCAGATACCCTATTACTCCCAGCAGGTGTAGATGCTTCTAGAGATAATCAAGGTTTCTTGATGAATAGACAGAAGGATACTAATAGTTTGAATTTTTCAGATTCTAATGGAGCTCAGGATGTTTCGGTAGCCAATGAATACGTAGAAATTCCTAGAGATAGCTCAACGAATGATATATGGGCAGGTGGTGGTAGCATAAGTTGTTGGATAAAGCCTAGTAGTGATGGAGAAAATAATGGTGGAAGAATTTTTCAGAAAGGCACTTATATTCAAGCAGCTAGTGAATCTGGTGGAAAATTAAAATTAACTATGCAAGTTCCTTTTAGTTCAACGAATGGTATATGGACTAGCAATGAAAATAATAGTGGCAGAGTAATAAATATAGGAGAGTGGAATCATATTGTTATAACATATAATAGTGATGCGACTTCAAATGACCCAATATATTATATAAACAATGCCACAGAAGGACATAGCGAGCAAACTCCTGTAGGTAGTGTTACTACTGATAATACTACTAATGCAATTATAGGAAATAGTTCTTCGCAAGGAATAAGGCAATTTGATGGTCAGATTGATGATATGTTGATATATAGCGATATATTATCAGCAGATGAAGTTGATAGAATTTATAAAGCAGGTACAAGGAGTCACAGATAATGGCACATTATGAAATGTATTTTTGTATACCTAGCAGTGCATACGATAGTGCTGTTGGGACTAAAATTAAAGCACTATATCCAATAGTGGAATCAGTAGATGAGGATACTGGAGAAGTAACATATAAATCAGCTCCTACATGGCATGATATAATCTTTACAGGTAAAGTAGGTGCTCCGCGATATTCCCATGATAAAGCATATTGCATTATTAAAGGTGAATGGTCTATGAAAGAAGGTGTATTATCAGAGCTTATTGCACTTGGTGCTAGTAAATCATATCCAAACTTTAGTATATTAACTAAGTCTGAAGCTCAGACTTTAGCAAGTAGTTCAACATTCACAGGAGAATAAAAGGAGATAAATTATGCCTGATGTAAAAGATATGGAAGGAAATGTAATTGCAAAACTACCTTATACAGATGTAGGTATGGAGCAAGCAGAAGGAATGAAGAAAGCTAATCCTAGCTTGTCTGTTGACTATTCTCCAGGGGGAGAGTATGATGCAATGAATAGGAGTGTAACAGATTATGCAGGCAGTGGAAAGACTGGATATAATGCTATCGGCGGAATGCCTAAGATGCCTAATTCCCCCAAAAAGGATATGTACTAATGGCACGTATTAGATGGGAAAGAAACGAAGAAGGTGAGTTAGTACCAGTAGACCCAAAGAAATTCAATTTTAGTGAGGGCAAGGTGAATAATCACATTAATATGCGTAAGACATGGAGTGGACAAACTAAAGTAGAGTTCAGTCAGACTACTATGGACCAAGACATTAAAGATAGGAATCGTAGATAATGGCATTAAGTACGTTTGAATCTCAAATTAATGATTTAATTGGAACTTTTGAAGACCAAGATGCAATGGATACATTTTTAACTGATGGGGTTAAACAAGTTATAAGCGTTTTGCCTCCACAGAAACTTGCACAATGTAGTACAACTACAACTTTAAGCAATTCTCCATCGACTCTTGATTTAGATTCTGGGCTTATAGGGCCAGTACTCAGCGTAGTGAGAAAAGATGTCAATGGATATAATCAAGCATGTAGACTAATTCCATCTATGTTATCTTCTAGAGTTACAGACCCAGATGATTTAATGCATGCTACCGCAAGCGACCCAGTATATTTTATTAATAATGCTGTCTTAAATGTATATCCAGACCCAACGGCATCTCAAACAGCTGATATTGTTTATGTGCCCTTCCCTGCTTTTGTAGATGCAAGTGATTCAGGTTCAACAAAAATTGATAATTTCCCTAATGATGTTGAATATTTGGTAGTATTATATGCTGCAATAAAATGTGCTCAATCGTTATTAGCCTCGGAAGAAGATGATGACTTATATATTCCAATGATAAATACATTAAAGCAGGATTATATTCAAGGGTTAAATTTATTAGGTGTTGATATCTCTTCTCGAAAGGAAGATAGTGATTCTGCTCAAAATAGAAAAATGCAGGCGATGGTAAATCAAATGCTAGAATATGGAAAATAAAAAATGAAAGTGAAAGATATAATACAGCAAGTAGAATATTTAATGGGTAGACAGCCAGAGAAATATATGATGCAATTAATGAATGATGCATTAATGGATATGTCTGCAAAGATACAACATCATACTGCTCAGAAAAAGCAAAATTTAAACCAAAAACAAAGATGGTATGCTTTAGAAGATAATGTAATTGATGTTACGAGAGTAGAAATTTTAGATACAGATGATAGATATGTGATGATACCTAAGTTGGCTGACCCACATAAAATATTAAAAGACGATTCGGACGATTCAGCCGATTCGTTAACATAGGAGTAAAAAAAAATGGCAAGTACAATAACAGCCGCAACAATGACAGTAACAATATCTGAGTCTATTACGTTAAACGGAAAGAATCAAGGTGGAACTCAAACTTTAACAATATCTTCAATCAATGAAGTTCTAAATCATATTGTCCCATGTACAACTGATAAAAATGAAGTTTTGGGTTTTATAGCCTCTGGAACAGCTAAAGGTAGCTTTTTAGAAGCAAATGTTAGATATATGCGTTTCACTAATCTTGATGATGCAAATCATGTTGTTTTGTTTTTTACAAATGAAAGCGATGATGAAGTTGCAATTAAATTAGATTATGGGCAGTCTTTTATATGGAATGGAGATTTAGCAGGTGGAGTTGTTGATACTATGGATGCAAATAGTGGTGGAGCTGCATCATCAGGACAACTAGCTGATATAACAAAAGTTTCAGTTCAGGCAGATTCTGCTACGGTTGATTTGCAAATTTTCGTTGCATCAGTATAGGAGATTAAATGGCAACAACTAAAAGAAATTTTCCAAATGATTATTTCGCATGGTATAATGATGATGATAGATTAGCTATTGTTGCACGAGTATTATCTAACGATGTTAGTGACTCTACGGAGACGACTAGAGAGAAATATGATACATATACAGATAGTAGTGTAACAAATGGGCTTAGAATCCATTATCATGCTAAATATGGACAAGTATCCCAAATTACAGATGATTTAAGGACGGATTCTGGATTAGATACTTCTTTGCACCCCGCATTAATAGATTATATTAAGGGAAGATTATTGGAAGATGCTGGGGATTTGCAGCGAGCATCATATTATAGAGCGAAATATGAAAAAACAATAAAGCAATACCCTCATCGTAAAAGTGGCGTAAGGGTGTTATCAGTTCCGAGAATATGATAAAAGAAAAATTAGAATCTTTAACTTCTCAGTTAAATGAGGTGCTTAGTAAGCGAAGAGAATTGTCAGAAGAGCTAGATAAGCTGACTACGATTGCCGTTAAACTTCAGGGTGGGATTGAAGTTTTACAGGGAGTCGAAGAAGAATCAGATAAAAAGGAGGAAAAATGATAGATACTTTAAAAACAGCAGGCGTCGGAGGCGGTGGCCTTATGGTTCAGTTTATGGACATGGTACCCGAGCTTGTAAAAGTATGTGTAGGAATCATGACAATTGTATACTTAGGAATAAAAGTATACAAAGAACTAAAAAAATAGGATTGTATGCCTAAAAAATCAAAGGGAGTGGTCAAACGTGCTGTGGTCACTCCCGATAAACATTTTCCTCTGGCTGATATGGCGGCTATAAGTTGCCTGAAGAAGACCATAGAAATAGTAAAGCCAGATATTTATATAGACTTAGGTGATGTTGGAGAGTGGCACGGAGCATCACATTGGCAATGGAAGCGTAAGAAGAGACCTCCTTTGGAGTATCAATTACCATTTATTGACCAAGATATAAAAGAAGTTAATGCAGGGATGGACTGGATTGACGAATCACTTGATAAAGTGAACTGTAAAGACAGGTACATGATAGAAGGTAATCATGATGACTGGATGAACAGTTTTGTTTCAGAACATCCATTTTTAAAGGAGTATAAATTTAAAGAATGCGTAAGACTAAAAGAAAGAGGGTACAAGTATTACCCCGCAGGAAAGTATCTAAAAATTGGGAAGCTACATTTTTACCATGGCCATCATTTCAGCGGAATCCAGCATACACGGAACCATCTAATAAGACTAGGTGCAAATGTTATGTACGGACATCACCACGACTTACAGCAGTCGTCTGTGACGCATATGGATGGGGTGAAGTCAGCGTGGAGTATTGGATGCCTAAAGGACATGAGTGAGGAGCAAAATGCATGGTTGGGTGGTAGAAGAATTAATTGGTCTCATGCTTTCGCTATTGTTGATTTCTTTGACAAAGGGCATTTCACAGTACATGTCATACAAATCGTCGACGGAGAAACGTCACTATGGGGAGAGTTAATTAGAGGATGATAAATATTTTAATCGCAATACCAATAGTATTTATAGTAACAATATTAAGTTTGTCAATGTATAAGCTATGGCTAGAAGAAGAAAGAAAGAAAAATAGATAATGGATATATTTAATGTCATAGAAACATTTGGAGTCCCAGTTGCAATGAGTGTTGCATTTGGGTTTTTTATTTGGAAGCAAAATAAATTCATACAAGATGAATTGCAAAAAGAGTTAAGGGAATCATTTGAAAGGCTGGAAGGTATCGTTATTAAGCTCATAGACGCACAAAAAACGTCCTTAATGGAAACAAAAGAGATTAAGGCTAGTTACCACGCAGTCGTAGAAATATTGGCTAGTTTAAGCGGAAATGGGCTTAAAGAGAAATTTGTTAAGAAAAAGAATGATAGAGGCTGGTAATGTGGACACAGTTAATAGATGACAAAACATTTAGGAGTTTAGTCCTTGATGTACAATTATTAAAACAAAAAGTTAAAAAACTCGAAGGAGAGAATAAAATGGTAGACATGATAATGGCTTATTTAAGAAGCAACAGAGAAGAAATCATAGATGGTATTAATAAGAAGGTTAATTTACCTTTAATATCAGAAGCTAAAGAAGAGAAGATATTTGCTTCTTTATTTGATGGAATGATGGAAGTTCTAGAAGGTGTACTAAATAAGAAGAAATAGTGGCAAAAAAAGTATATAAAATAGAAGTTTATCACGGGGGTATTAATAAAAGGAATGACCCTCGTGACATCAAGCCTGAAGAATTAGAAGAAGCATTTAATGTAGACGTATCTAATCCTGGGAGAATAACAACTACTGGTGACGGCAAATCTTACTATGAGACAACAAACGAACTTGGAGTCTCAGTAGGGCCTACAGTTACAAATCAAAATGACCATATACTACAGAATAATGTTGGAAATACTCCCAGCTTGACTAGTGGATATGGATTGTTTACATTTTCGCATGACTATAATATGATGGGATTGAATGATGGAGAAAGTAGCAATACTCCTGCTGCAAGGCATACAGATTTTTTATGTATAAACGATGGTGCGCATATAGATATTTTCGATACATGCCATGATACTCATGGAAATGCAGCGTGGATAAATTCAGCAATCAGCTTAGGGGAAGTGCATTATACTGGCAATGAATCTAATATTAGTTTTTTCGAAAAAGTTGCGCCTATATATTATAAAGCTGGGAATGGATTAAGAGTATGTGATGGACATTTTAGTGAATCTGAGTCGTCTATTGCAAACTATACTGTTACAGCCGAGGCAACATCATTTTCACCAGTTGTTGGTGGTTCAGCGCACGGATTGGGAGCAGTAGGAGTGACACAATACATAAAAATTGATGATGAAATTTTAAAAGTAACTACTACTAATCAGTATGAGTTTACAGCATTGAGAGGTCAATTTGGGACCACAGCAACAGCACATACTGCTGCATCGTTCATTCAAATTAATGTCCCAAAAGTATTATCTCATATTAAGAGACCAATGCTTCAGATGACAGGGACTGGAGTTGCAATTGACGCATGGAAAGAGGATGTTCAATGTTTAGAACCCCCGAATGATTATGGCACAAAAGGTTTTGTGGTTTATGATGGTAAAGTTACAGGTATGGCTACAACAGGGACAACTAGTAATGATACTAACTCTTTTCAGGAATTAACTCAAGAGCCAGATGCCCCAGAGAAGGTATTATTTAGTGTGCATGAAAGTAATTCGGAAGAAGATAATATTATTAAATGTAATGCAACTACTGCAGCAAGCTCTTTAGTTAACGGACAATCTGCGATTAATCTAATTGCAGAGGATACCAGTACCAACTGGGCAGCTTCTGGTTATACAGTTGGGAAATTTGTAATTGTTTCAGGGTCAACAAATTATGATGGTTTGCATGAAATATTAAAACAGGGGGCGAACGCTTACACTATGCAAATTAGCGGAGAGCATACCGACCCAGAAGATACCTTGTTTGAGGTTCGATTAGAAGAAAATAGAATTTCAGAAGATTTGCAAAATAAATATATTTTTGGATGTTCTTTTATGTATCCTGGAGGTGGAGGAGAAATGCAGGAATCTCCTATAAAAATGGGGCATTTGTACAGCGGGTTAATACAGCATGACTCAGCTACTGGAAAATCTGCAGATAATTGGTATAGCGATACTACAGCTGCAGCAAGTACTGCATTGCCTGCAAGCAATACAGATTCATGGGAGCATAGTAATGGTGGTTATCATTTTGATGAAAGTGATATTAACGATGACGGTTCAAGTGATAAACAATTTTTAATATATAAGTCTGCAACTGCAGATATTACCGCAGGAAATACATATAAAATTGCAATTGATGTAACTATATCAACTGGCGGAGAATTGACAATTTACCCTCCTGGCCATGATGCTGCAGGTACTAGTGGTGGAACGGTAGGTTCTGAGGATGATAGTGGTGATGGTACTATGGATGATGCAACGATAACTCTTAATGAATCGGGAGTATATTTATTGAATGCTAAAGCTCCTTCAGACGGAACGTATACTCAAATATTTGTATGCTACGGAAAACATGATGGGGGAAATATTACAATAAATAATGTCCAAGTATTTAGCGCAACCCCAACAGAGATGAGTGCTTCTAATGCTATAGATATGCGAGGATGGGAAGGTATTCCTAAGATGTTCTCCTCATTCAATATGAATACTTATGCAGATTATACATGGAATGAACGTATATCTGGATATAAAGTGTATATGAAGCAGGTAGATTCAGCATCTCAGACTTTGTCATCTGAGTGGCTATTGGCATTAAAAGTTGATTTCAAAACAGGCCAATATACAAATTATGCTAATGACAATGTAGAGCAGACTTTAAGTCTTAGTGATAGTTGGTCTAAGACTGGATATCTATTTCCAGACTCTTTAGTTACTACAGTAAAGGATAGTAGTAATACCACTGGAAAATCTGACATGGATACAATGAGAAATATCCCTTTAGATACTTATCAGTCAGAGAATGGTTATGAAGCAGAAGTTAATACTGCAGCACGATATAAAACAGCTGCTATTGTAGATAGAAAGGTATTTATAGGCAATATAAAGATAGGAGATACTACTTATCCCGATAGAATGATAGAAGCTCCTGCAGATAGATTCGACACGTTTCCTGATGATTCTATGCATTTTATTGATGTTGCAACTGCAGATGGCGATGAGATTGTACATCTTGAATCTATAGGAGATAAATTAATACAATTTAAAAAGAAGCATGTATATTTAATTGGAGTATCATCAGAAGGCGTAGAGCCTCTGGACACTTGGATGCATGCAGGGGTACGAAGACCAAGCCAAATTATTAAAGCAGGGGGTGGAATTGTATGGGTTAATAATAATGGGCTTTATTATTATGATGGAAAAGAATTGCAGCAAGTAACTAAAGAAAGATTTAATTCGGATACTTGGAATATATCAGAGAGTGACACGGTAACAACTATAGTAGGATTTGACGAAACATCAAATAAAGTTATCGTATTGACATCGAATGTGTCTACTCAAGATAATGGTGGATATATATTTGATTTAGCTACTGGCTCTATTGTTCAATCTCAAAATGTATTTAATTGGGCAATAAAGGAGATATTGGATGCAGACGGAGCTTTATCTTCATCGAATATATATAGAACTAATATGGTTACTACTACAGACAAAAAATTAGTATTGGCGACAAATTCTGAGCTAGTCCCCAATCATGTTCAATTTACCCAATGGGATGATTCTCCTAAAAGTCTATTTAAACATTCAAAGTCCGCAGAAAGTTTTAATATTCAAACTAAAGATATAGATTTTGATAATCCAAGTAGAAGGAAGAAAATATACAAAGTATATGTAACATTTAAAGCTGGTGGCTATGTGTCTGGAGTTAGGCTGAGATATGCTACTAATGGCTCTAATAGTTTTACTGGAAAATTTAGAGATACAACTTACTATAGCGATGCTAAGGGTTTTGATTCTTACAATGGAGCTCAAAATAGCTCTACTGCAGACTGGATAACCGTTGCACTAAAGCCAACAACAGATTTAACAGCAAATAATATATACTCTATGCAATTAAAGTTTGATTATGCTGATGCTGGTTTAAACCGTAGATTTGGAGCCAATAGCAATGCTGGGACTAACACTATTAATCTAGGTTCAACTGCTTCTACGACAGATGACTACTATAATGGTATGCCTTTATATGTATATTCAGGACCAGGATTTGGACAAGATTTAAGAGTTAAAGATTATGATGGCTCTACCAGGGTAGCAACAATAGATAATGCAGAAGATGGAGATTTGAGCGATACTGCTACAGATACATTGGCAACAATAGTTAGAACTAATTCACATTTTGATGTAGGATTTATTCCAAAGCAATTTCAAATTAATGATATAAGTATTATATATAGGGAGAAACGTATTAAGTAATGTCTAAACGTCCATCAAGAGGAGTTACCAGTGGGGTAGGTGCCCCTATTAAAATGCAGGGCAGAGATGGAGATTTAACAATTAGAAGGACAAAAGAAGGTAAGATTCTATATGTTAAAGAGCATGGTCAATGGCATCCTATTAATACGGGTATAGATATAGCTCAATTAAAAAAAGATGTAGATAGACTTATTCAATCTGTCAATGTTTTGCGCAATGAAAATAATCCATATCCCAATAAAAGAAGTTTAAAATTATCAGATTCGGCAGGAGCAGGAGTTTTATTTAAAAATGATTCTGGAGTATTAAAGGTTAGAAATGCTGCAGATAGTGCAGATGCTCAAATAAGATGTGCTGGTATAAAAGATAGTAATGACAATGAAGTTATAGCTATCGGAGCAACGTCAAATGCTACAGACCATGTTAAATTAACAAATGCTGAAACTGGAGCTACTAATTTTCCTACTGTTACTATTGATGGCTCTGATACAAATAAATCCTTAGCTCTTAAAGCAAAAGGCACAGGACATGTTTATGTTACAGCTTCACATGCTGATAGCTTGTTTAATATTGCAGCTGCAGGTGGTGGTGGTGTTAAATGGGCATTTGATGCTGATGAAGAAAGGGCTACTTGGTATGGCTCTGGAACTAAGGCTGGTCATATAGAAGCTCAAAGCGATGGTGAGGTTCAAATATGGAATATGATAGATAGTGGTACTGGTGCCGATATTAGTATAAGTGCAGTAGATGATTTGAGGCTTGGAACAGGGAATAATGATATACAGCTATTTAGTGGGGGGATGGCACCTGCTGGGGCTAGTTTTGCTATGGGTACTCAATTTGGTAGTTTTAAATCAGGAGGAGGTAGTTACTTAACTCACGCTGCAACAGCTACTTCAACAGGATTCAAAGTAGATAGTAATTTATCTGGTGATGATGCAGCTACATGCCAAGGATTGCATGTAGATTTAGATAGGACAGTCGCAACATCTGGGACTAACTCCCATATTGATATAGGTCTTGATGTTGATGTTAACTCAGCTACTTTAGGTACAGGATTATTTTATGGGGCAACTATAAATGTTTCTGGTGCCACGAGTGGTACTTCTACATCCACTGGTCTTTATATAGATTCTGATGATTCTGATACAAATATTGGTGTACATATTATTACCTCAGGCACTCATTTAAAGCTTGCAGCAGAAGCTGACCCCGCTGATGATTATGCTACAATATCTGTAGCAGATACTGGGGATTTGACAATAGCTACTACTGGAGATGGAACAAGAGATTCTGATATGATATTAGATGCTGATGGCTTTATAAAACTTGAGTCAGCTGGAAACGGTGTATTAATCGCTGAAGCAAGTGGTGCAGGTGCAGATGAAGCTGGTTATGGGCAATTATGGGTTAAAAATGATACTCCAAATGAACTTTGCTTTACAGATGATGCAGGTACAGATATTACTGGTATAGGTAAGTATTTTTATGATGTCCGTTCTATTGGATATTATGCTTCTGCTACAGGAAATTACCTTCCAATAACTGGGTATGTTATTGAAAAAACATCTACGGCTAGTAGTAATGAATTTATTGGATTTGTAGCTCCATACAATGGAACCTTAGAAAAAGTATTATGGAGAACTGAAATCGCTCAATCAGGAACTGTAAGCATAAGAGTTTTAGAATCAGCTGATGGAACAGAAGTTCCAGGGTCTCTTTCGTTTAGAAAAGATTACGACTACTCTGGTTTAGGTGCTGGGATTGCTGATGATACTACCGTTGATGCTGATTTAACTTCCCCCACCACAGGGGACAATACTTTAGATAAGGGAAAAATATATGCATTTTATATAAGTCATAGCAATGTACCTTATGATACGAATGTTACATTAGTATTTAAATGGGATACAACATCATAAATAACTTTGAATTATACACTATGAATATTAAAAAAAAATCACTAAATTACTAGTTAAGCTAGGAGAGGAATATGAGTTTAAGACAATCACTACAAGAAAGAGCAAGATTAGCTAATATTGGTGGCGATATGCGATTAGGTCAACATTATCGTGATATGCAAAACAGGGTGCAAAGAGATTTAGCAAAAGCTACTAATCAAGCAAAGAAAAAGGCAGAAAAGGGAGATAAGCCAGGTGATTGGATAGATGCACTTAAGCTAATTTCTGGATTCACTCCATGGGGAGCTCCTATAAATGCTGCACTAAGTGTTGTAGATTTAATAGGAGATGTTAGCAGAGGAGTAAATATACCTAAGATTAAAGGGGCTGGTAAATATGCAGGTACTCCTTATGAGCAATTCTACAAACAAAATATACAGGCATTAAATGAGCAAGTAAAAGGTGCAAGAAAAGGAAAGCTTGGTAAATCTTTAATAAGTAATTTGCTGAATATCGGTATGCAAGATATAATTCCTGGTGAATTAAAGTGGAAAGAAGGTGTATCAGAGGTAGTAAAGGAAGAGTATCCAGAATTATTGTCAGAATTGGGACATAAGCAACCTATGAGTATTTTTGATATAATTAAAAGTAAAGTCGACAAGCCAACTTGGGACACTATAAAAGCATCTGTTCCAGGATTAGACATAGCTAGTGGTTTGTCAGGTAACCCTGCATTGCAAAATTTATTTCTATCTGGAGTTCCACTTGCAAGTAGCTTAATGCGAGGAAGAAAAACACCTACATCCCCAATGGCTCCTGGAATACAAAGACCATCAATTAGAGGGAGGATAAGATAATGGCAAATTATTTAACACCAGATTGGTTAATGAGAGATATTAATCAGTTATTAGCAAGGACTAGAAAAGGGTTAAGGAAATATGGAGGCGATGATAATGTCCTTAGTAAAGACGAATTTGAAGACGAGTATTTTCATTCATCTGTAGGAGACTATCATTATTACGATTACGATTTTGCAGACGAGTATTCAGATAGGATATCTGATTTCGGGCCTTACTCTTTCGGAAGAAAACAGGGTGCATATGACGCATATCTAAAAACTATAGGAGGCCCTGGGCATGTATCAGCTAATATATTTGACCCCGCAAGCCTTGTTACTGGAATGGAGACAGCTACAGGTGTAAAGGAAGGAGCATATGGCTCCTCTGATGCATTTACAGCATTCACTCCAGAAATGTTTAAAAAATTAAGAACAGAGTATTATCAGCCTGAAATAGAGAGAGGGCGTGAGAATTTGTTAGATGATTTGATTGCTAAAAATAGATTGGCTACAGCTCGTGGAGGTGGATTTTCAGGATATGGCGGTAGAGAGCGGTCACGAGAAGCCGTTAAAGACCAATATCAAACTGGAGTAGAAGGTATGTATGCTGATGTAGAGCAGGCAAGAGCAGGGGCGTTACAAGATATTTATGACGTATTAGGCCAATACGAAACTTTACGAGGATAAGGGTAAATAATGGCAAAAATAGTACCACAAGGATATGCAGACATACAACAATACGATGAAACGGATGATTACTTTAAGGTTTTAGATTATCTAACCAATATTGGGAATACGTACCGAGAGGTTAAGCAGGAACATGAAAATTCTCAAATCCAAGCTATGACTACAGCAGGGTCTTTAGTTGCAGGGGCAAATAGCCCAGAGCAGCTTACTCTTGTAAAAAATTCTATTAATTCTATCATTGATGAAAACTATATTTCAGATAATCCGCAATACAATTTATTAAAAGATACTTTAGATATGACGATTGATGATAAGACATCTAAGGTGGCACAGATATCTAATCAGTCTGCTGAGTTTGCAAGAATACTATCATCTACTGAAAATCAGTTTGGCACTCCTATTATGGATATGACTGGAGAACAGTTAAAATCTCACTATGATAGTCTATCGGATAAAGAAGGTTGGATTCTAGGCTTAGGAAAAGAAAGAGAAAAGCTAATAGCTTATGGTAATTTAATTGCCCAAACATACGGAGATAAAAATCCTAATTATAAATTTCAATATGTAGATGCTAATGGTGCCAAGCAAACAATGAGCTTAATGGAAGTTGGTAGAATGATAGGTAAGTATGATAACCAAATGAATGCATTGATATTTAGCGCACTTGATGATAGAGTATTATCTGAGCAAGAAGCAATGACATTAGCGTCTATGGGGCCTGGTCAAGGGCTTGAGTACTTCCACGGTATCCGACAGGGGAAAATTCAAAATTTCCAAGCTATGTATAATAGGAGTACAAAAGGATATAATACTGTTATAAGTAAAATAAACCAGCTAATTAAATCAGGAGATGAAACTAATCCTGTAATTGGAGCTATCCCCCCAGACATTCTTCCATCAATACAAGGCATGGCTCAATCTGAATTTTTAGAAACAAATTATCCGCCAAATCTCGGAACATTTGAAGGATTATCTGATGAGGAAAAATATAGTAAACTTGTTAACGATATTACAAGTGGAGCTTTAACGAAAGATACTATGGCTCAGCTTCTAAATGCAATGGCGGTAGAGTCAGGAGATATGAGGACTCAGGCAGAGCAAGGGTTAAGAGCTTGGGGTGGTGCTGATTTCTTTGAATTTAAAATGCCTGCAGCAGATGATGCCGATGAAGTTGTTAAAATATTAAATCAACAACAAGCTGGCGATGAAGAAACTTTTGTTTCTGATGATGAAGAAACTTCTGGTGCTGATGATGAAGAAACTTCTGGTGCTAAACCTGTCGTTCCTGAACCTACTACAGCATTTTCTGATAATTTAGCTTTATATGTTGAAAAACATGGGGAAGAACCTAAATGGCTAAATCAAGATAATAATGTTTATTGGGAAGATATTGTTGACGACGAAGGTAATCCTACTGGAGTAAGGCAATTAAAGAGTAAATATTTAAAAGTTCAAAAAGCCAAAGATTTAGATTTTGAGAATAGAGATGTCAAGTTAGTTACGGTATCTCCCAACGGAGAGATGCTCGGAGAAGTCGTTGCTGGCGATAAAGACCCATTAAAAGGTGATAATAAAAATAAAGTTATAGCTATTCCAACAGTATTTAATGGAACATCTTTAGATGTAGAAGATGCATATGCAAAGGCCGTAGAGTCTGGTGAAACCGTAGAAGCAGGACATCTTAATTTTGGGGCTTGGATTTCTGATGACCCTATATATTCTTCTAACAATTGGGTGACTCCTGAAAACTTTAAATACCCAGAAGATTGGGATGGGTATGCTAACTCTCCAGCTTTACAATCTGCAGTAACAGAGCCTGTAGGGGCAGCTACCACTGAACCTGTTACTACCGAACCTGTTACTACAGAGCCTGTCACTACCGAACCTGTTACTACAGAGCCTGTTACTACTGAACCTCCTGCTACAGAGCCTGTTACTCCCGCACAAGATGATACCTCTTCTGACGAGACAGGTAGTATTATGGGCTTTCTTAATGAATATAAAGATGAGGCTGCTGTGGGGACTCTTACTACAGCATATGCTATAAAGAAAATTCCTGAAATTAAAAATTTTACACTTGAGTCAACAAAGTATTTGAGGGATGTGATAGGACTCGACTCAGAAACTATCTATAGAATGTTTAATGACCCTCAAGTAGAAGAATTTGTTGATGTAATGCGTGATAACACAAAGCAGATAAGGCAACTTGAAAAGAATCTTCCTAAAGATATGACTTTAGAGAAGTTGAAAAAAACGGGTTCTAGCCCATTTCTTCCCGATGGTAAAACGCCTAACCCTCAACATGCTAAATTCAAGCAGTATCTTAGACTATTAAAAAATAGAGCTGAGATTAGAGAGGTGGCTGTAGAAAATTTACGAAAAATTAAGTATTTAAAAGATGTTCCTAAAGAGAAGTTACATAGAATGCTTGACAATCAAAAGAAATGGAATTTATTTAAAGTAAAATCATCTGCAGCACGAATTATAAAAGAAACAGTTGAAACTCCAAAAGACCTTTTAAGAGTAATGTCTGCCCAAGGTTACAGGATAGGGCCTCTAGAGGGTGCTTTGCTGGGATGGTATGCAGGAGAGGAGCTAGGATTAGATTGGAAGGGTAAGATGGCTACGGCTATTGGGGGAACCTGGACAATGAAAAAAATTCTTGATACGATAAAAGCAAGAGGTGGAGCTCAGCAGGCATTAACGAATCCAGTATTGCGAAGCAAGATTGGCAAATATCTAGCAAAGAAAGCTCCAGGGGTGGCAGCTAAACTTGCAATAAAATCCACTGCTGGTGCTGTTGGCACCTTAGCCCCAACAGGTGTCAGTCAAGTCGCTGGTGTAGCGATGTTGGCGTGGACTGCGAATGATATTATGAATTTAATAAAAGATTTCCCAGAGATAAAACAAATGTTCCAAGATTATCTTGAAGGATATTACGACGATGGTGAAGATAGGAGCGGAGAAAGATGGGATAGTGATATTATTAAAGTTAATACAGGAGGTGATGTCGTTGAGGGAGCGATTAGTACAGCAGAGATGATTACTATTGCGAGGAAAAAACCAAAGCAAATATTTGAAATAGATGGAAGTTTTTATCAATACGACAATAAAAATAATAAACCAATACCTTATGGTTTTAATTAATGTCTAGTTACGAAAACCAACAGCAGATTATCGAACATATGCGCAGACAGTCTCCTGGGAATTTCAGGAAACTATCTGACGAACAAGCATACGAATATATACAGGAGCTTGCAAAGAGTAAAGGGCAAGAGTTGCCTGATTATATGCCCCCTCCTGCGACTCCATTTCCCCCGAAGTTGCAGCCAGAAAATATACCAGATAAAGATGTTACATCCCCCTCTTACATTAGTCAATTATATGACTTTGGAATGGCTCTTGGTACAGTTAACCCCCTAGAAGCGCTTGCAGAGACTGGTATTGATATTTTCCCAGGAGAGAGATTTGATGTATCTGCAGATTATTTTAAGAAATTAGTTAATGAATCATCCGCAGGATTATTATGGGAATCTGTGTATGGAAAAAAGAAATATGAGTACGATGTAGAAGATTATGAGTATCCAAATTTCCCAGCTAGTGCAGGGGGATTCTTGTTAGGAATGCTATCACCTGTAGAGATTGCTATTATTGCTTCAAGTGGCGGACTAGGAAAGGTTGGCTCCATGGCGACTGTAGGTGGTGGGAATTTATTGAAAAAATCTACAATTAAAGCTGTGACTCATAATGCGACAAAAGGATTATCTCCCCTTGCTACAAATTTAATATCATCAGCTACATCTGGAGGTATCGGATTAGGAGTCTTCGGAGCAGCGCATTCGTCTTTAGCAGATGCAGCTTATCAAAAATCAACTACAGGCACAATTGACTATAATCAGGTAGTAAATGCAGGTTCGCATGGATTTATGGATTCATTTATCCTCGGTGCTCCTATGGGTCTTGTAGGTCGTGGTATGCTAGGTAGTTATTATGCGATGCGCAAACTATCTGAGAAGCCTATGTTATCAATAGAGCGTTTCCTAACAGGAGCTCCTGGGCAATTAACAACAGAGGTCGCGGCTTTCTCTGCACTTCCAAATTTATATAAAGAAATAGGACTTGAATCTTTTAAAGACTATCCAGCCCTTGGAACTAAAGAATGGTGGGAGCAAACTGGATTTAATGCATTGATTGTAACTCCATTATTCACTATGAATAAAACATTAGAGAGATACAAGAGGAATAAAGAGCAGTTTAAGATGGCTGATGAAGCTTTAAAAATTGAAGAAGAAATTCTTAGAAAGGATTATGAAGCTACGTCTAATATGCAATCTACTCTAGCAGAGATAGGTTTAACTAGAGAGATGATACAGGAATTAGGTCTTAAAAGACAAAGACATGAGGGAGCATCTAAGGATAGGGCGGAATTTAATAAAAATGTTGAAAAATTATACGAGATAATAGATAGAGCAGAAGGTGACTTGAAGAAAATCACTTCTCTTGATAGGGAATTTTTACAAAGTGATGGGCTAAAAATACATTTAGAATTAGAAGGTATTCTCTTAGACTTAAAAACTAATCCTAGTAAACTTAGAAAAGTATTAAACAAAATAGCAGAGAAAGATATTTCTGATGCTGAATTTACTTTAGCCCAAGAAAGCAATAATGCTAACATAGAAACTATCCAACAATTATTTAAAGACATCAATAAAAACATGAGTGGCATTGACAGAGATGTTGAGCCAGGCAAGGCAAAGGTTGAGGAAAAAACTAAAGAGCCTACTGCCGAGGAAACTATTGTTATTGAAGAGGCACCTGCTGTAGATACTATAAAAGATTTAAGAAATCAATTATTAGTACAGGGTAAAGGGAAAAATAGAGAGGATTGGCTTAAAGATATTGAAGAGCAATATGTTCGTGATAGTGATGGTAAAATCATAGTAGAAGAAACTGTCCAAAATTTACAAAGCCTATTAAAAGCATCAAAAGCAACGACTCCTACAGCTGGGACACAAACTACTGCTATGGAAGATGCTGTTAGCGTTATGAAAGGCGTTAGGGAGCAAGATTTCAATATAGTTTCTAAGAAAACAGGAAAACCTATTTATAAACCCACGAAGGAACGTAGATTTTTAGATGAAAATTCCAATCTATCTGAGCAAACTCAAGCTATCATTGTTGACCATATAAGGCAAACAGGTAAAACGGCCACGGATGGAATTAAAGAATTATTAAAAAATGCAAATAAAAGAGAGTTATCTGATATTAATTTTTCAGACATACAAAAATATTCTAAAAAATTAATTGATGAAATGGCTACAGCGTCAACCTATCAAAGTAGAATGCTAAATGTTAGCAACGTGCTTAAACATGCAAGCGATAGGGGATTGCTAAGTAGAGTGCCCTTTACCAGTTCTCAGTTTAGGAAAATGTGGAATGCGGCAAACGAAAAAATAAAAGCTCGTGGAGAGGATATTAAAGAGCAAATTGCTAATATTGCTGAAAAAGCTGGTGGAGCTAAGAAAGTACTTGAAAATTTAAATACAAGAACTAAGTCTAATAAAGGTGCTAATTTAGTCGCAAGGCTTCATGGCTTAGAAGGTTTTGGGATGCGTACTCGAGAAATCAATAAATTGCACCCAGAAAATTTTAAAATCAAAAAAATTGGAGACACTGAAGTCTATATAATAGAATTAGATACCAGAGTCGCCAAATCCTATGCACGAGATATTCCTATATCAAAAGAGGTGTATAATGATGTCCAAAAATATATAAAAAATAAAAAGATAAAGCCTGGCGAAAATATCTTTGATAAATCGTTAGCACAAGAAGCATTAAAACTTACAGGCCTTAGAGAAGAATTTAAAAAACGAGGCATACTGCCTAAGCTTGAGCTTATTACTCGTAAATTAGTAGAATCAGAATTATTATCTCAAAGAGGATTTTCGGATTTTGGGAAAACTACAGTTAAAGCAGTCATGGGTCATGAAAAATGGTCTGATAAAGTATACGGCATGGCTGCAAGTACTAAGCAAAAAATACAATTAACAAAAAATGTTCGTGATTTAATTGATAAAAAAGTAAGTGTAAAAACTTTTGAACAGAATATAGAAGCAATAATGAAGGGGGCCAAGTTTCAAAAAACTGCTGTAGAAATCCCAGAATCTGCGAAAGAATTACGTGAATTTATTGTTAATGAGATTAAAAAGAATCCAGGAGTTAAGGTAAGAATATTAAAAGACGCAGACTATGCGGGTAGATTTTACAGCGGAGTTATTGACGTGGTGCAAGGTAAGGCCAATAAAGGCACATGGTATCATGAAAATGCGCATCGTCTAAAGAATATGATTGACGCAACTGGCAATAAAGAATTGAAGGCTATATGGAAGCAGGCAGAAAAATTATTTAAGAAGGATGCTAAAGGCAGAAATATGGAAGAATTTATTGCTGACGAGTTATCTGCCTGGTCTATAGGACAAGCAAGTAATAAATCAATTGCATCTAAAATGAAAGCTTGGACTGGTCGCTTATGGACGAAAATAAAACAAGTATTCTTCGGAAAATCTAGCTTAAATAAGAGTGATGTAAGAAGGATACTAGGAGAAAAAGTATATAAGGGATTTGCAACATCTAAAACATCAGCGGGAGAAAGTCTCCAAATGTTCCAGTTTGCCAGTAATAAAGAAAGGGCAACATACATTAAGAAGAATTTTGATTTTGCTATTAGCGAATCCAATGTAAAGCTTTCCCGTGCTGATAAAAAGCTATTAGTGCAATACATTGCTGAAAAAGCTGGCGTATCTGACCCTGCTAACTTTAGGCTAGGGGATGGCAAAATAGCTGAAGCTGACCTTGTTTTATTTAATAAGGAGCTAAACTCCCTACCTATCGAAAGAATAGCTAAATTAGCCGATATAGGTAAGAAAATTGATTCCTTTAAGAGGATAGCTACTATTGAAAAAGGTATCGTAAATGAGAAGTCTAGGGCCAATATACTTAAAATGTTTGGTGTTAAGGATGGGAATATATATTCTGCAACTCAATTACAGTTAGATAGATACAATGCATATCTAATGAAAATTAAATATCCAGGTCAACCAGACAACGTAGCCTACTTAAATGAAATGAGAGTGCAAGATTTAGCAAGGATGCCAAAAGATTTTAAAGAAATCAAAGGCCTTAAAAGAGTGTCTTCATTATTGTTATTACCTACACATGAAGTGGTTGCGAAACTTGGTCTTAAAGAGTTAAGTAAGAAATTATTATTTCACCAAACAAGGGAAGCAGATTATATTGGTAATTTTACAGCAGGTTTTGAGGAAAGGGCTGCTAAACTATTAGGGAAGAGTTGGGAAGGTAGGGTTGGAAAAGGTCTTAAGGATAGTTTGTTCCTACTTGATAGGCAGAGATATGTAGAGCGTGCTAATAGTAAGGATTTAACAGGTAAAAATAAAAAGTTTATGAGCAGGGCGTTCATGTCAGACTATATCGTCTTGAAAGATGGCGTATATGTTCCAAATAAAAAATATAAGCGAGCTATAGATGCTGTAAATACGTCTACTAAAGAAGGTAAGGTTGTGCAGGAGTGGTATAATTACACTAAAAATATAGAAAGAGACTTCTTTGATGCCACTAAAGAGTTATTTAAAACAAAAGAAGAACATGCAGAATTTATTGCTTCCAACCCTGTCAATTGGCTTACAAATAATATCTATATGCCTAGAATACCAACTAAGAAATTTTTAGAGCTATTTCCACTAGGTGGCGGAATATATAAACAGAGGCTTCTTGACCAGACCGCAAACAGAATTGCAAAAGAATTAGCAGTAGCAGATGCTGCAAAAAAGGGTAAGCAGGTTACCCCTGAAATGATTATGGAGAAACAAGCTGAGGCTATTGTGATAGCAGAGGGGGCAATTGCAGACATATTTACATTTGCTAAAACAAAAGCCTCTACTAGATTTATAAAGCCAAGATATGATAAGCTCCCTGAGTTTATTATGGTAGATGGCAAGAAAATTAAAGTATATGAAACGGGATATGAAAATGTTGTTAAACCATACGGATTGGGCATGGCAAAATTCATAGCCAATGTTGAGGCATTCCCAAGTATGGTAGAGGTGGTAGCTAAAAATGTTTCAGGCAACAAGAGTAAATTAAAGACATCTCAATTATTAGAAGAACTAAAGGATAACCGTAAATGGGGTGACTGGGTATCTCAGCAAGTAGAAAGACAGCTTGGTATCACAGAGATGACCCCTGGTTTAATGGGCGATACTGGCAGGGCGATGGATAAAATTGCAACTGTGTTGGCTAAAACCCAGCTAGGATTCCCATTATCAGGCGGGAAAAACCTTCTTTACGGGCAATCTATGTCTCTAGCAACATGGAAGTTGAGAGATTATTTTAGAGGAATCACTAATATTTTCAACTCAGACTTTAGGCGCTCCGTGAGAATGACAGGTGGAACAGAACTGGGTTTAAGAAATATTACTAGCCTTAAAACTCAAAAGGTGTGGGATTTCTTGTTTAAGTTTGGTCTTATGCAACCTACTGAAAATATAAATAGATATATTGATGTAGCGGCTAGTAGATATGACCAAGCAAGATTGATAAGAACAATTTCAAAACCTAATAATTCTGCTAGAAAAATTGCCAAGGCTGAGAAAAGATTAAAAGATTTTTATTTCCTAAATGATGCTCAAGTAAAATTACTTAAAAAGTATGGAGAACATGGAACGACTGGACATAAATTTGAAAGCTCATTTGAGAAAGGTAAAGTTAGAAGACAATTAGATGTGATAAAACAGCATATGAACACATATGCACATATCAACACTCAAGGTGCTTCTATGAATCTATTTCAACCTTCTTGGGCGAGTGGTAAGATAGCACGTCCACTAACCTTATTTAAAAGGATGGCTTTCGCTTCCATGAATAATAAAGTAAGAACACTAAAGCTTGCTGTTAAAAATGGAGATTTTCTTAAAATTGCGGCGTTGTTAGCGGCTCCAGTAATATCGGGTGCGGCAATAACAAGCATCTACCATGAAGTTTTAGGTTCCCCGTTACCAAAAGAAAATTCTAGTTGGTATGATTGGATGTACCACCATGCAAAAAAAGGTGAAATCCTTGGAATCGCAACAGACGCTCTTAGAGTTCTAGAAGGAGAGAGTGCAGAATACACTATATATCCATCTCTAGTTAACTGGGGCTGGGCTACTGTTGATGCTATAAGAGCCCCTCTCCTTGGCAAGAAAACTGTCGGACAATCTGGTGAAGACTGGTTTAAGAAGACATTTGCTGGATATCGTGGATATATACAGATGCACGAAAGACAAGGCGAGAAAAGGGAAATGACCCGTACAAGACTTCAGGGCCTAACATTATGGGATGAGTTTGTTGAGGAGGTGTATCCAAATAAACCACAGTTAGCATCGGGAGCCTATGGAGGCATAGAAAGTTTAACGGAATTAAGTCCACATTATAGAGATATGAGAACTGTACTATATAACGGCACTGCAGACCAAGTAGCGAAGCAATACATTATTACGATTTATTCTCTAGCTGGAGAAATAATGAGGCAAGGAACAAATAGATTTGGAAAGCCTATAGACACTTACGAAGAAGCACTAAAAGATGCAACGTCAAGAGTAGAGAGGGAAATTAAGAAGATGAATCCGAATCCAGTTAAATTCTTTGATGAAAACTCAGAGGAGAGAGAGAAGTACGCAAAAGACTGGATAGCGTGGCTAACAAAGGATAAAGAACGTGGAAAGAAATACTTAAATATGCTTTCTAGGGGAGAAGGAATGTTTAGAAGTAAACTTATAGCGATGAGAGATTCTGTTCCAAAATACCTACAAGATGATGATGTGCAGAAAGCTGTATTAAAATCCTTAAGAAGAGCTGGTTTAGCTAAATAATTCCCTAATTGGTATCAATACCATCTGACTAGAGTTAAAATCTCCACCCATTACAATCTTTGCTTTCTTTTCTTCTAGGAGTTTCTTAATCTTTTTCTTCAATTCATCAACAGCAAATATAAATCCACCCTCTATCTTATCTTTATAGCTCAATAAATGTATCCATACACTAGAACCAGTCGTAGATATCCCAGATGGAACACTATTACATCTTATCTCTATCGCTATATTGCCCGTATTCTTCCATATATCCCTCTCTGTCTTAACTTCTATCATGGTGTTACCATTCTGCATGTCTTTGACAAAATCTTCGCCTAATAGGCCGAATTTAAGGTCTAAATCAAACTTCTTCATTTCTTCATATGATATACTCACTAGCCTACCCCCTTCTGCTACTCTTTTTAATGGTCCAAATATTTCATTTATATCACTCAGATTTATCAATCTTGGCTCTCTGCTAATTCCTTAGCATAGTCAGCTATAAGCATGGCATCTGCTGTTGCTAGTATGATTTGCTTTGATATTTCTGGGTGTTTCTTTTTCGCTAAATCTTTCAAGAAATTCTTTCTATCTTTTTTGCTGAGCTTGGGAGGACAACCTATAGCTTTCATCCACTGTTGAGGAGTTGTGTAGTGTGTAGTAATCTCGTGGGCTGAAATAATGCCCTCCCATTGCCCATAATTCTGTGCAAACGTAAATACAGATGCTCTGCCATCATGTGGCCTAGCCCATACTTTTTCTATCATAACAAAAACATAGTTAGGCGGAGTTCCATGTATGAGCAGTTCAAACATTAGAGCCATATCATAAGGAGATGCAGGGCACTTACAAACCTTTGCAACGCCCTCATGTATCATCGCAATTCCTCCACCCTTTCCTGGGTCTATTCCTATATATTTAATCGAACGGTATTTTGCTTGTGTCATGTTGCTCTCCATAGTTTATGATTGGCATTTCATTGTAGATAGTGCATACATCCCCATTGTATCCCAACACTACCTCTCCAGTTTCTCCGTAACGTACTTTCCCAGCCACAAGATACAATTCATTCTTACTTGATGTTGCTGGGTCTACTTTATACTTGTTGTATATAAAGAATACATTCTCTGCTACTTGCTCTATTGCTCCAGATTCTGCAAGGTCAGATAGTTGTGGCCTCTTAGCCTCTCCGCCCCTTGTCTCAAGATATCTATTTAATTGTGATGCAACTATAACTGCACAATTATTTTCTTTCGCAAGCCATTTATAGTCGTTACATATCCTCTCTAACTGCAATCTCCTCGTATCTTCCTTGCCAGTAGGAGTTATAAGCTGTATATAATCGTCTATAACGACATCTGGATTGAACTTCTTTACCTCTGATGCTGTTTTTGGAAAGTCTCTAATATCATCAAACATAATAAACTTATCCTCAGAGTATTTAGTTGTTATCTTTTCTTTAACAGCCTTAAGCAAGTCTACATTATTCTCATTAAAATTGCCACGCCTAACATCTCCATAGTTTAGTTTTGGCTCCTCTATGCAAACCATCTTCTTAAGCACTTCAGTATTAGGTAGCTCACGATTGAACACGGCGACCTTATAGCCTCCATTGATGAAATTTGCCAGTAGATTCACAAGGAATGTAGTTTTGCCATGACCAGGCCTCCCCCCAACGATAGATACCTCTCCTCTGGTCAATCCTCCAGCTAGGCTATCTATATTTCTATAGCCAGTTTTAATCATCCTCTTACTACCACTTCCCATACTTTTGACAGTATCATTCATAGCTTCATCTATGCTGAATTTTGCTCCTGGGCGAACACGTAGTAATTCCCCCATCAATGTATGTGCGTTAGTGATTAATTCGTATACGTCATCTCCATGTCGAACAACTTTGCTTTTAATGCTCTCGGCCTCAGTCGTAATCTTCCTTAGAAGATGTTTTTCGTATAGCTTTTGTGCATATACTTCTGTCATACCCCCAGTACATGCGTTTGACGTACAATCTAAGACATATCCCTTTGTAACTCCACTGGCGATATCATTATCTGTAAGTGATGCACACATTGTTAGTGTATCTATATGGGCCCCTTTGCTTCTCATTTTACCTACCTTAACCCATAGTGCTCTTGCTTTCTTTTGAGTGAACACCTCAACCTCTGGAATATACTGTGAAACAGCTGTATATTCGTTTGGATTTAAGACGACACTCCCCACAACCACATCTTCTGTGGCCACATCAACCGTCTGGTCCATTTTATTTCTCCTTTATTCTTCTGGTATTTCTAAATTAGCATTGTATTCCTCTATAAGATTATCAACCTCTACTTCATTTATGTGGTACATAATACCTAGATTTGTTGTTGACATCTCCTCTAAAGGCTTACTCTTGAGGTATATACCCCAATTATGTTCACTTAGAACTTTCATCAGAAGTTCTTTGTTCAGCTTCATCTTGCTCCTTCGTTGTTTTTAGATGCTCAAGAAAATCCTTGTCATCCTTTTTATACTCAATATAGCTCTGAAAAACCATAGCCAATGAATCAACTTTTGTGTTCACTAGATTCAGGTCGTGTATCAGATTTTCCACTACTTGCTTTACTTCGTTTAGTGTTGGTTTTTTTGGCTTCTTTTTTGCCATCATCTACCCCTTCAAGTATTTGTTTTAAGACATCCTTGAGGTCTGCAACCTCCCTTTTCAGCATATCTATATCCTTTTCCATATCTATAGCTCTACCCATATCAGCCTCCTACCATTTGCCTTTAACAAAATACTTATGATAAAGATATCCAACTACCAATATCAGTGCAATTATACCCATTAATGTGTACATACATTCTCCTTAGCTTTGTTGTTTTTCATTATCTACAGCCATTCCCCACATGAGAATGCAGTAAACAATGATATCTGTTAATCTACCTCTAACATCTTCTCTTTGAGAGGTGTGTCCATCAGCATAAGCACATAACCCATCTACATGTTTAATCATATAGGTTAATAGTACTTTCTCTCTTGACGAACCCACAAAAGATGCTACTCTTTCAAAGTTTGCAAATACGTTCTGAAGGTCTCTAGCATACTCGCTTTGACCAGCATTTCGTATACGAGTTACTTCTTCAAAAACATAATCCATTAATTCATTCATTTCTTTTTTTACCATTACGATTTCCTTATTCCACACCTATCATTAAGATAGCATTCAATCCACCAACATCCATTAGCCACCTCTCTAACTTTATTGGCTCTTCGCATGTGGCTTGTCATCTTCTTTTTTACTTTCTTCATTACTTTTCTCCTCCAAGTTTAAGTAACATTCATAAAAAGCATTACATTTACTGCACGATAGGTTACTTACAATCCCATCGCCATCCATACCATAATCTTCAAAATCGTGGTCACCGCCCCATATCACCTCACTATTACAATGCCAACATTTCATTTTATTTTAATCCTTTCATTGTCATATCCAAGCTTCTTCCAATATCTTTTCCTGTAAAATCTTTCAAATACGTTATCATTTTTCCCCTGCGGTCTTAAGTACCACTTTCCTTTTATTTTTACCATATCTGCCTCTTCCCACTGGCAAACACTATATTTTTTCATCGGATATGGCCTTGGATTACTACAATTCCACATCTCATCAGTAGCAGTCGCAATAGATATAACTGCATAAGCTTTTAAAACTACTTCTAATATTATCATGCTTCCCACTACTTATTTCTTCTTATATCTCACAACTCTTTTAATTGAAGGACTTAAGCTAGACATCGCTGTTGCCTCCTTATATGCTTTACTTTTATTAGGTCGTTTCATACCTTTTCTCTTCTTAAATATCTTTTTATGAATTGAATCATATATTTTACTAATCATACTTTCTCCTTTCGAGTCGGGGAGCCGAAGCTCCCGTTCTCTTTTCGACGAGGCAACATCACGTTACCTAAATTTTGGGAGACTGAACCCAGAGTGGAAAGGACTGGGTTGTATAGGCAATTATAGGGAACCCAAAAACACTCTGACTGTATCCTCACGGGTAACAGAATCTCCCAGTTTACTACTTATGTATATGTCTATACACAGTAGCCCTCGATACCCCCACAATCTTAGATATCTTACGACCTTTCATGCCGAAGCCATAAAGAGTATTAATTAAAAACTCTTTCGCCCAGCCTACTTTTCTTCTGTTGTCTTTAGAATGGAATATCGGCATCTTTAACCTCTCCACCTTCCCATTCTTTGATAAACTTTACTATAAATGGAGTCCTTTCCTTTCCATCTTTAGTTGTATAAGGTTTACCTTTATCGATAACAGCAATCGCTGGTCGACCATTGATTTGAGACGTATCAAGTGATGGTAGTACTTTTACTTCCATTTCTTGTCCATCTTTCTCAATGATTTTCTTTTCTATATCAACACCTATTGTTTCACAGAATCTGAAGTAAGATTTGTTTCCCTCAGAATTAGACACAAAGTCGTCGCCCTCTTCTGGCTCTAGGAATCTAAAAACTCCATTACTCCTGTAAGACCTACCAATATAATCTTCCCCAGAAGCATTTTGCTCTGAAGAATCCTTATAACTATGATAGGTGTAGCTTTGTGATTTATTTGCCCCGTCTACTACGAACAAATAATTATACACAATAGCCTTAAATTTCTTCCCATCTCTTTTCCAAGACACTTCTTTCATTTCAGATTCTTGTAAGTGACCATAGAACTCTCCTCTTACGTTTGGAACTGCAGAGGCTTTTCTTGGACTGCTATCTGGAACGAAGTGACTTTCCTTATTGCTTAACAAATCGTCAAACATATCATTTGAATTAGCCATTCTTTTTCTCCTCTTGTTTTGTGATTATAGTACCTATGTATTTCTTTACTTTCTCATAGTTACCGCTATTTACTTTGTTGTTATTAATGCTATCGGTTATTTCCTTTAGCAAATCTTGATTCTTTATGCCTTGAGCTAATTCATTTAGCTCGTAAGCTTGTGCACTTGTAAGAGGGTCTGCCTCTGGCAAATCCTCTCCAGCAAATATGTATAAGCCTAATCCATGCAATGCAATAGCTTTAGCTAAACATCTCTGTATTGAAGTATTTACTTGAAATGCATTAGGATTATCTATTGTTTGATTACGATTATCAAGAACTGGGTGTATTTGGCTTCTAATAACGCCATCCACGTCTACTGATACTTGCACATAGGCACCAGTACCATTCTTCATATAAGGCTGTTTCGTGCCTTCTGGACCATCAAATAGATGTACTTCCCATGTTGCTGTAGGACATATCTTTAATAATTCTCGCACTGCATGTGCCCAACTTAAATAATTAAACTGCCCTTTCTTTTCTGTGAATTGAGATACGTCTACTTTGTTAAGCTTTTCAAACGTATTCATTGTCTTTTTCGTTGCCATTATTATCTCCTTTACTCTTGTGTTTTTAAATTATATTCTCTTGCTAGTTCGTTTGAATATTTCGTCGCATATCTATTGGCAGATTCATAAGAATCGGGTCGAGCACCTATATAACTTTTCAATCTATTACTTCTTGTCCAATGTCTTAATTTTCTTAAAGCCTTTTCTTTAATTTGCCTAACTCTTTCTCTCGTTAAGCCAAACTCTTTAGATATTTCTGTTAAGGATTTTGCTCTTTTATTGTTAATACCAAAGTGCATTTCAATAACAGCTTTCTCCCTATCTTTTAGCTCTCCCAACGAAAGACTTATGTCTTCTTTTAAAGATAAGTCGTTATCAATGTCATTTGTATTAAAGTCTGATTCTAACTGCATTACTTCTTTTGATGATATAGATAGCATTGAGTCAATAGGAATATCCTTAGTGAGTTTTTTTGGATACCCCTTTCCTTCCTTAACAACATCTTCATATTGTTCAAACAAATTATATATATCACAATCCAATAATTCGGCTAATTTAGTTTGGACATCTATACTAACTGGAGTATACCTAAGAGAAGCAATAGAATAGAGAGTATATGTAGGTATTCCTGATTCTCTAGATAATTCAGCAATAGAATTGTATTGGCTATCTTCTAAAGCGTTCATAAAGGTTGCATTTTTAAATCTAAGTTCTGCTCTAATCATCTCCCCTCCTTTACTTTCTTTTAAAAAACGGCGGATTACAATGGTCAAGGAACCTACAATACTTACAATTCCAGTCTTCTACTGGAGATATTCCTTCCCTAAACATTGGTAATCCTTTTTTATGTTCTTCGTTTACATTTACCCAAAAATTATATGCTAGTTTTAGAGTAGATAGAGGTACTTCTATACTCCTCATTTGTGAGTTATCTTTCTTGTAGTAGTACAAATACATCCCATCTAATCTACCAAATTCTTTTTCCACAGCCAATCCATAAGTTGCAAGTTGAATCTCTTGGTGTTTACTAGCATTAGGGTCTGGATTCTTCCACCCAAACTTCCTAGACCAAGAGAAACTCGCCATCGTCTTAAAGTCTATAAGGTACACGCTACCATCTTCCTTAGAAACGGCCACTAAGTCATAAAAACCACGAACATTTAACTCTGGTATCATAATTTCTTTTTCAATATGAAAGTCAAAACTTTCTTTTTCTAAATAATGTATTTCTTTTTCTTTACTATGTATAGTATTACTATCTATAGTATTACTATCTATAGTATTACTATATATAGTAGGAGACAAAGCATTCTGTAAATCTTCATGTATAATCGTACCTAAACGCAGAATACGATTTGAAGCCTCATTTGTAGGATTACTGG